TGACCTCGACCCTCATGCCCGTGCTCTGAAACTTGTTGAAGAGTCCGAAGGTAAGGTTGACTACGTCGAAGCTCTCAAGAAGACAATGTTCTCCTGAGGTAAGTAAATGGACCTTCTATCAATGGTCAGCATGGCCACCAAAAGGAGGTCTGACTATTTTAGTCAAGCAAAAGACCTGGCAAGCAAATACAAGACTCAGCCTAATCTGGAAGAACAGATGGCAAAGCAGTCGAAGTTGCTGGTTGTCGGGTTACGGGACAAGCAAATGAGGTGGGATGAGTACGAGAGATCAATGCTCGACAAAACTCTCATCTCTGCGCTTGCCGCATTTATTTTAGGAGTTGGCCCAGATAAAGCCAACCAGAAAATTGAAAAGGCGTGGCCAATCGTTGTTGGCGATATGCTACCGCCCCTGACAAAGTTTTTGGCAGAGACCAAAGAATATATTGACAACGGGACCCTCATACTGGGGGATCAAACTCTGGATTTTGCAGATTACAATCTCCTTGGAGCTATACCTGGAGCAATAGACCTTGCAAGTGATGAGCTAAACGGCATCAATCCCGAAGAGGAAGGTACTATGGAAGCCAGTAAATCACTTGCTCAAGGTCAAACATGGCCTTCTTTGGCCTCGCGGGTTTCTAGATATCTTGCTTCTCCCACTTTTTCTTTCTTCAATCTTGGGCAATACATGGTATCCCAAGACTTAGGATTCAAAGAAATGCGTAGGATAGCAAAAAGAGATAAGAAAACTTGTATTGACTGTAAAAGATATGATGGCGCTGGTTGGGCTCCAATAGGTGAGTTACCTATGCCTGGAAAAGGTTGTCGGTGCTATGACCGGTGTCGTTGTGATATTGAATACCGCTAGGGTAAAAACCTGACATGCAAACTAGGTAAAAAACCATTCCTAGAGCAAACTAAATTGAAGACCCTTATCTAAGATACAAAATGACGATTAACACTGGACCCATCTACGGAAAGCAGTCGGATTAAGTGCTGCCCTCAACGGCAACGTTGAGTGATAAACCGGGTGAATTGCTGGGATCTCCCTCTGGGACAATCAGCAGCCAAGCCGCTCAGGGATGGGCGGAAGGTTCAACGACTAACAGCATACCACTAGACCAGTGATGAAGCTGACACGAGTGCCCGGCACCCCAAGTGGGTGAAGATATAGTCTGAACTTCCAGGTAACTGGAAGAAGCGAAGGATAAAGAGCCCTCGTGATAACAACCTTGACATCCGTTACGCTGAGACATGGGAAGCACCCGCCAACAACCAGGCTGGAGCTATTGGTACTGTTGATGTTGGTGAACTTCGTGCTGTTAGCTACGCCACCTGGGCTGGCCCTAACTATGCTGCTCCTGGCGATGCTTTCAACCCTGCTGCCGCTCAGGCAACCATCGTTGGTATCAACCAGGCTTACATGCCTTTCGCATCAGTTCAACCTCAAACTGTCCGTCAACTGACTGTGGCAACTTCCGGTCTGCTTCTGGTCGAGCAAGATCCTGCTTCCCCTTTCACCACTCCTGCCAGCTTGAACGCTCCTTTGGCTATCAACGCCGCTGGTCAAGCTCGTTTGGGTGGTACCGCTGTTACCCTCGACGGCACCGTTCCTCGCATCCGCGAGGTCGTTACCATCGGTGGCCGTAACCTCGTCCTCGTTTCATTCGCCTGATTTTTAATCTGGCTTTCACTAGGCTGGGCATCTTTGGTGTAAGTCCCAGCCCTGGTTGCAACCATTTGAAGACAATTTTTAATTTCGGAGTTTACCTCCCATGATGAATCTCTCGCAAACCTATGCGGGCGTAGATCCTATTCTGACTACGCTGGCACAAGGTTTTATGCTTCCGGCGACTAACATCGCCAACTTTATCGCTCCCGTTGTTGACACCCCTACTCGTGCTGGTCGCATTTTGCGCTTTGGCAAAGAGCAGTTCGCCATCAACGACTTCCGTCGCGCTTACGGCACAAACATTCCTTATGTTCAAAGCCGTTACGATTCCGAGCCCTATGCTCTGGAACAAGAAGTCGTGGCTTGGGAACTTCCCGAAGAAGTCATCGAGAACGCTGGTGAAGGCCCCGCTCAGGTTGACCTGCGTGCGATTGAAACTCGCAACGCTATGTCCCGCCTGATGAATGCTTACGAGTATAGCGTTTCTCAAGCCGTTACCGTTGTTCCCGGCTATAACCCTTACGAAGATCCTACTCCCGCCGCTGGTTCACAAACCGGCCTGGGCTTCCTGACCTGGACCACTTTCAACACCGCTTACGGTGCTGCCTCTGGCCCTGCTGCTTGGTCTTCCGCAACATCTAACCCGATTGAAGACGTCCTGAGCCTCAAGCGTTCGGTCGCCAACCAAATCGGTATTCGTCCTAACTCGATGGTTCTTGGAACCGCCGTGTTTGACCAACTGCTGACCAACAGCGCTATCCTTGAGCGTATCAAGTACACGACTGCTGACAGCATCGACACCGACATGCTTGCCCGTTATTTCGGTCTTGAGCGTGGTCTGCGTGTGGCTGAAGGTCGTTATCTGGCAGATGACGGTACTCTGCAACCTGTGTTCCCTGAGAACGGCATCCTGTTGTTCTACAGCCCGAATGGTCCTAGCGACAGTGTTATGCCCGCTGGTGGCGCTAACGCCGCTACCCCCGCCTTCTCTTACACTTACCAGCTGACCGGCACCCCTGCCGTTCGCCCTGAGTATTACATCCGTGAGCGTCGCGTGGTTCGTGCTGAAATCACTGTTGAGCGTATCATTAACCTCGTTGGTCTCGGTGCCAACGGAGCTATCGGTTCGGGAGCTATGGTCACCGACATCCTGTCCTGATTAGGAAGGAATACTAAGGAGGTGTTTTCATGGCTATTCTTCGTCCATTAACAAAAGCGCAGTACATCGTTACGTTTGCTGCCCTCGGGGGACCCTCATTCGTGGCGGTCTTCACCAAGTTCGGCGGAATCAATGATTCTTCGGACACCAGCACCTATGCAAACGGTACTGGAAACCGCATCTACCACCTTGTTGGCCCTCGGACTGCCGACAATGTTCAACTTACAGCACCTTACGATCCGGCTATTTTCAAACAACTTGAGCAGTTTTGGTTAACCTATAACTGTCAACCGATTACAATCACTATCACTCCTAAGAGTTGTGATGGTGAGGGAGGTGCTCCTGGCGGTGGCGAATACATTTGTTACGAGTGTCAGTTTGTGTCTATCGTAACCGGTGAAGTTGATAGGGAATCCGCTGATGTGCAAACCATCGAGGTTGAATTTACCGTCAACTACTGGTCGCGCACCTGATAAAAACCTATATAACTTATCTGACCCTGGCTTCGGCTGGGGTCTTTTTGTAGGTAGGGTAAAACCATTAAAAGCATCCAATCCGAAAGGGATTCATGGCAAAGACGACATTTTCTAGTGGCGTCATCGTTACTTCACAATGGTTGAACGGTGCCCAACAAATATACTTTGACGGCCAAGACTTGGATTGGCATTATCCCCCCCTGGGTTTAAGTTCCCTTGTGATCTCAGGCCCTAACGGTTTAGATAACCGGTATATAACTTTAGGAACTGACCAACCTACTGTTGTTGCAGGGGTTTATCAGTCAGGTATATCAATCAGCGGTAGCAAAGTTGTTACAGGACCGTGGGGATATGGGTACGATCCTTCTCTGGTTGGTAACCCGGCCAACATAATTGCTAATGCACCAAAAAGCTTCACAACCAATAGTAAGTACGATAATGCCGGAGGAAATAATCCTTCCACTATTCCACAGAGGTGGGCAGCGTTGGCCGCTGAAGATCTTGTAACAAAAAAGACTGTAGATGAGTTTCTTAGTTATAGTTTAGATACCCTGAATATTGATAACGGTATTTACGAATCTGCCACCAATCCTGCTTGTCATAACTATAGTGTAGGTACCGGCAACTCAGACACTATCTGCCCCTTTTAGGAGGGTAAATCATGGCTCGCTACGCACCACTGCCCTCAGTATCAATTGACCCTCGTAACGAAGCTGAGATAGTTCAAGCTGCATCTCAAGTTGTATACGACGCATCTAATCAAACTCTTAATGATTTTTCTACCGGTAACCCGTTATCCGCATTAATTCAAGGGCAAGCATTTGCACAGGGGGAATTTCTTTTTTGGGCAAATCAACTTCCTCAAGAAATTCTTATAAACTGGATTGGTCCTTTTTTGGGTGCCATGCGCCGCCTAGGGTCTTCTGCGGTTGCACAACTTATAGTAAATATTTCCCCAAGTAACACCGACACTATAATACCCGTTGGAACCAACTTTACAACCAACTCTCAACTAACAAACGGTCAAACAATTACTTTTATTACTACGGAGAGGTATACTATTCCTGCGGGTCGTTCAACCGTAAACATAACAGTAGCGTCTCAATATGTCGGTTCTCAATATAACTGTCCTGCAAATTCTATAACAGGCGCCCCTGCAATAGGTATTGCAGGTTTATCTGTAACAAATCCTCAACCTGCTGTTGGGGGGTCAGACGTTGAGACTTACGATGAAGTACAGCAACGTTTCTTTACGCTGATACGTAGAAAAAATCCTGTAAGTCAAGAAGATTGGCAAGGATTTTTTGAAGATTTTTACGGTGCGGGTACTTTAACTTCTGTTCAACCTAATAGGCCTAACGAAGGAACTTATAATTACCTGACTGACTATGTTCTACCTAATGGGCAAGTTTCTTTCTTTGTTCTTGGTCCCGGAGGTATTGAACTTAATCAGGTGCAACTAGAGCGTGGTCAAAACGCTGTAAATTTTGCTGTCCCCATTGAAAATCAAGGACACCTATACCCCTTTACTCTAAGTCAAGTCCAGTACGACATTACTCTTGAAGTTGACGCCAATAGCTCCTACGGGGTTAATTTACGGGACACCTCTTTAAATTTCAGGGACCGACTTTTTTCTATTCTAACACCGGGTAATACTTTCCCTGCAACTACCGATCCTACAGTTTCTGACATAGACGCTGCTTTTTACAATACTTTTACGACCCCTGACCGTTATACAAATCCCCATATTGAGGTAAGTGCGGCCTATTACATCCCCCCTTTACTTACGCCATCTGCCGCCACATATACTCAGGTATATACTTTTGAACCTTTGGGAGATATTTTAACCGTAAATGATCTGGTTGAAGTTACTCTGCCTATTCCTGTTTATTACCCCGTTACTCAAAGTTTCACTCCATACTCTATTGCCAAACCGGACCAAACCATATACGGCAATCTTGTTCTTCAACAAATTCAAGAACTTACGGGTGGTACCACTTACCAGAAAGGTCAGGTGGTTTACTGGAGCCCAACAGTGGGTGGAGATGGGGAACTTCACGTAATTTTGGAAAATCTTATCCTTGAGTCCAACTTGCCTTCGGTTGTTAACCCTCTGATACCCAATCTAATATCCGCAGCAATGGTGTACAGTACTTGGACAGTGGGTTCTTCCTACGTGGCCACGGTAGGTAACACCTATGCCCCTCAGATTGTAGAGTATAACTATACTCCAAGTGAGTTTATTCCCGACCCTTCTTCTCCCATTCCTGTAAATAAGCGCCCTGGTACATTCGTATGGGTAGTGGGGCAAAACTTTACTCTTCAACCTGCCACAAATGACATAACTGGGGCTCAAGCGGCTACTGTGCTAGGGTCCCCCGTTACCCCGTCTATTTTGGTATCTGGCAACTCTTATGCAGCTGGAACTTGGGTGTATACGCCACAAATAGGTTCAGGTCCCAACCCTGTTGCGGACCCTTACTATAACTATGTGGACCAGACTAAGGGCGTTGTAAATAAATATGCGTACGTAGTTGAAACTTTTACTTACGCACCAAATCAGAGGACCGTTAGCACTTATTTTGACACCTTGGTAACTCAAGGTATTGTGAAAGAAATTGTCGTGCAAAATGGAGACACAGGCTTGCCCATATCCAAATACAATCCACGTTTCCCTGCTGGTGAGTATTTGGAGTATCGGTCGAGTGTTGGTAGTACTCCCCAATACTACATTGCAGCCACTTACTTTACACCCCCTAGTACAGATGCTGAGGTAATGGTTAATAAAGGTTTGATAATTCCCCTATACGTAAACACTAGTCAAAAGTCTCAATTTGTTGCCGAGTTAAACTCAGAAACCTCCTTGGTTAAAAATCCAACAAGGATGTTTACTTTTTTTAAAGGAGATAGGACTTTCTTCCGGCAAGGTAGTACAGTTCTCTCCTATACTGCGACTTCAAATGTAACCCCTTTGTTTGAATTTTACATATACTACGGGAACGGTACGTTTGTTTTGACTGACCAAGGACAACCTGGGGAGTTCCCCATAGCAAACTACATACCTTATTTTAATCCGGGATATAAAAGTTTTGCGGAAGACACCATTCTTTCGGAAGATGGTAAAAACTTGTACAGGGTTATGAAAGCTTTTACACCCAATGCCACTGTAACAAACTGGACTAACACTACAGTCGTAAACACTGCTCGAATAGAGGAATATGAGGGTAATTTGCTTCGGTATGTGAGAAAATATGTTTGCGAGCAAGATGTTCTTTCTCAGTTGGGTAGGGATATTTCCGCCATTAAACTGGGAGTTGCACAGATTACCTTGGTCCCCAAAGACAAAGGTCGATTTAGTAATTCCTTTAACCGTAGCGTATTTGTGTGGGAGAACACAAGTTCTATTCAAACCACCCCTCAGTTGTCATGGTACAGTGGTACCACATACGCATACAACCCTCCTGTATACAATGAAGGGACTTTAAACTTATAAAAAAAAATGTCACAACAATTAACTCCGATAAATGGAGGGGTCGAGCAAATTGTTGCAACCACTTCAATCGCTACAGCAAACGTGCTCTCCCCGCAATACATTATTGCAAAGAATTTGCAACCGCGCCCCACTCAGTGGGTACCAGGAGGGCGCCCAATATACCGGAGACTTCCTGCGGTAAGTGAGACGTACCAGATTGATTTCTTCAACATTGTTGATGCCCCAAATACAGCCGTTGCCGCAAGAGAACAGGACATTGGTTATATATATGTCCCCTGGACTGAGAATAGTGCTGGTCCCACATCCATTGCAGTAAGCGCATCAAACTCCAAAGGAGACCTTCTTATTTGTGGCGGCAAAATAATATGGAAAAATGGTGGAACCCAAGTTTTTCCTACAATAGTTAATCTTAAAGATTTAGAAGTAGGGGCAGGAAGGTATTACCTGGCATACGAACTATCTTATGACAATTCCCCAATAGAGAAAATCTATACGGTTGAAAATTTTGCCCTTACTGGGCAACCTCTAACCATCACTGCAAGTACTGACAGCATAGTGGGATGGCGTTACCCTGCGGTTTCTGCTTTTTTAAACTCAAATGAAAACTTTTGGTCCTCAAAAGACACTTACTTCCCTACTTACGCTCAACCATCCGTTAGTTATTTGCAATGGAAAAGTAACCTCGGTCAAGCCTACTCTAACGTCACATTGCGGTGCCCACCTGGAACGGGATTTTCTGCTACTGCGTCCATTTACTATGTGGCACCCAACGGTAATGAGTTTCTCCAGAGAACGGTTTCACCTTCCCTAGACTCCGCAGGTCAATACTATGAGTTTAATTTTTCTTCCCCTGTTTTCAACACCGGTTGGAAAGTCGTTTGGTCCGATATTGACGTAGCAATTCAAAGTATAGTAGTATCAGGATCGATAGTTTTAATGAGAAAACCTTCCTCACCTTCTACTTTGGCTTCTCTCTCGTTATACAAAGGTATTGTAACTCCCCCCGGAGCAACTTTTTGCCCTTTAGCTTATGTTGAGGTAGATAATACTTTTAAAATCACCAGCATAGAGGATATTCGATATGTGGTGCGTAGGGATTATGTGCCAGTGGCAGATTGGTTAACTCGTTTCTTTGATGACAACTTGATTAATATCTATGAGCAAGTTACAGATTACCCAAAACTTTGGATGAATCCGCCCACTTGCATGAAGCAAGAGTATATCTCTTTATCCGATAAAAACATCGTAATCACTTAAAATGGCTTTTGAGACTGCTACTTTTAATCCTGAGCAATTTGAACTCCGTAACTACACAAACTCATATTTGTCGCCAGAGCAGTCTGATGCCGTTACTCTTGTAGAGAGTAGAGTAAATGGGCAATTAGATTTTCTTGCACAAATGCTGGGGTGGAATGGTCAAAATTATTGGACAAATTTGCCAGACACTCCAGATCAAAAGAGGCAACTCCTTGCCGGAAGTTTTGGACTATACAATGGTTTCCATATACCTCGGATTTTAGAAATTCGCAACTGGAATAATACTATTGTAATTGAAAAACTTCCGGTTTTGCGTCCCCCCATACCCTCCGAAAGATTAGTAGATGCGGTTAGGGTAGTATTGGGGGACGATATCTACAAAATTCAAGAGTTATCGGTCGAGGGAGACACTTACGTGGTGAGTTTGGGAGAACTTCCACAAAGTTTTTACGACCAGATTGCCGCTAATGTGCAGTTAAAGGTACTGATTCCCTCCACATGTCCCGCACCTTTCTTCCGGGGCAATGTGGGCGCATCCGGTGATGCTTCATTCCGAGTGTTTGCTTCCGGAACAAGTCTTACTCTTTGCCCCGATTATGATACCGACCGGAGATTTCCTTACGAAAGTCTTTCTTTATTTGCAAACTCAGTTTACTACTTCAATCAACCGGTCTATGCAAAATATAGTTTAACAAATCTTGTTCCGGATATTAGTCCTACCTATGATCCTATTAATCAAGTTTGGTTTTTTCAAATACCTGACACAATTGTAAAAGGGACGGCCCCTATAACAATTTTTCTGTGTTGGGATTATTCAAACAGTACATCTGCCGTTACTTGTTTTACTCAGGTACGTGTTCAAAATTGGTTCGATTGTTCAGACTGGATATCAATAGATACCATAAACAATTTTACCGGGTCTTGGGGTAATAAAGGCGGCCCGTTGCCTTACAACTTGGCCTTTGATAGTCTATCAATACACGGTGTTTCCGAGAATAATGCCTTACGTCTTCCGGTTATTGAGAGGTCTTTGAGCTACAACTCTCTAATGGAGCAAGTCTATGCTCAACTCACGCCTTATGATATTACGGCACCAGGGTCACCTAAGATTGGAGACCTTTGGTGGAACCCTGAAACCGGAGCTTTATCCGTCTGGTATGATCCCTTTAACCAGGGGTGTGCCGTATGGGTAGAGATTGACTACCGCAATCAACCTAATGATGAGATTGTTGCAACTTTGGTATATCCCGACGTTCCCGCCTACACCCTCGCCGCTCCCACCATACCTCCGGGAACCACTGTACTGATACTTGATTGCACTAATCTCGATACCACTGCCAATATTATTGGTTTAACTGGGACTATCACTTCCTCCCCCTCTCTGTACCTGTATCAAGAAGTTGGATCACCCTACTGGACCGCATACAAGTTTGTTTTTACCAACGTCTCAGATTTTTCTGCTGACGCGGATATACTCCCTTTCAATGTACCTTGTACAATAGCAAATGCTATTAATCTTGTCCCCTCGTCAACTAACTATTCTATATCAAATCTGACTTTTGAAGTTTTGCAACCTCTGCCTGCCCTCCTTACAAAACTATATAGTGTCAATAACTGGGAAATCTCCCCTGATTCTATTTTGAGGTATATATCCCAATCAGCACTGTTTGGTTATGAGAACCAGGGAGAGATGTGGTGGGACACCGCCAATCCTTTTTACTCAACACGGGCTGCCTCTATTTTTATTCAAAACGCATGGGTTTCTGTAAATCTTAACTCATTGAGTGGGTCTCCCACATATTTTTTTGATGCAACAGCATTGCGGTTTTATTCGGATGGGGTTCTTTTGACCCCTGGACTTGACTATGCAACCGATAACTATATTATTCAGTACATTTACAATAATATTACAAAAGATTACGATTTTACCTATACTCCCATTACACTCGATAGTGAGGCTAATCTTCCCACCTTAGAGGTATCTGACTCTCTCGAAAGTACATATCGTATAGATATAACACAACTTATATTTAGTGGGGTTCTTTACACCCTTACCCCCAGCATTGCGGATGCTGAAACTACTTTACGGGTATGGAAGACCCAAGAGTTACAGGGGGCGGGAACTGTGGCTCACCTTGTGGAAAATAACTATATAAATCCCCTCCTTGCAGATATGAACAGTGGGCCTAATGTGGAAAACTGGGAAAGATATTTTATTCGCCTACCGTTAGATTACGAGAGAAATGGGATGGAGTGGCAAAAAACCGCACTTATTTGCCAAAACTTCGGGTACTGGGGGTCCTCTATTGAGCCGGAGTTTATGCGTTGTCCCCCTGAGGACGATGTACCGGTAATTTATGAAGAGCTTTTCCTGTACGACCAACCAATCCAGGATTACACTTATGTTTATGCAGAACCTTACCTGTACTCCAATATCGCATATGCCAATATTTTTGAGATAGGTGAATACCGAAATGCTGGTTTTTTTCCGGCATCGGATGACCCGTATGACGGTTATATGGAGGGAATGCTGATAGAATATGACCCCTTGCATAACAGACTAGCAGATACGTCCTCTCCGGTTGGGTCTGGGTACGGTGATTGGGAAGGCATCTATGTTAATGTAAATGCTTGTACCAAACTGTCGGGTTTTTTGTTTAATGATTTAGGAAACAAGTCTGTTGAACCAGTTGCTGCCCCGATATGGGATGCCAGTATATACAAATTGGCTCCAACCTGCCAAAATAATCCCACATCATATACTGTTGATTCAAACCATTACAAGGTGGGTTATGCTTACTTTGTTGCCGACGCCTCAGCTGCTGAGGATGGTTTTTTTGATCCTCAACAACCCGTTGCGTGGCGCTACCCTGTCAAACAACCTAGAACAGGATATATTACCTCTCGTCCAGGGGTAAAATCATTTAACTCACAATATGCCAATGGTTCGCAAGTATCCGATTTCTCCAAGGTCTTTAACAACACCTCCAACGAATGATATCCAACCCGAGGATACTGTAGATGGTCCTGTAACGGAAAGTACAGAAAAAGTAATCCAAGACCTTACCAAAGAAGAGGAAGTTATTGAAGAAGTAGTAGAGGAAAAAACTGTAGAGACAGTAGTTGAGACCCCCAAGGTCGAAGTTAAGGTGGAAAAACTATCCCCTAAACCTATTCCCACTCCCGTTCAAAAAAACCCTCCCCCCAATCTCCCCTCAGTTACTCGACCTCGTCGTAATATCTCTCGTTTCTCTCGGTAACGAAATATGATAAAGGTAAAAGGGCGAAATCAACCTTTAGTCAAAGCCATAGCGGCTCTCCAACAACATGCAGAAGCTACTGCTAAGTATGCCGGTATGCCCAATGCTTGCGTTCGGGCCATAATAAAAGATGTAGATGACCCACTGGAAAGAGGTAGAGTTAGAGTTGTATTTGACGACTTCAACCGCGATATACCCCAAGTTCAAAATGCAGGGGACGCCTCAAAAGCAAGGATTGCCGAAAGTGACCCACAACTATCCCATTGGATAGATGTATCTCCATCTTTCAAGGGAAAGCAACCAAAGGGAATGGTTGGCAAACATTGCAACATAAC